ATTCTTTGTTTTCTTGATTGCGTGTATGTAGGATTTGCTGATCCACCATAAGCACGACCTTGAGGTTTTTGAGTCATCATTTGCCAATACTCTAAGCTTCCTGGTCTAGGTCCCATTGTTCCTGACAAAGGCTCAGATTGTACACCATATATTTTTTCCTGTAATTCTTTTAATCTTTGTAATTTTTTTAATCTCTCATAATAACCTTTGTAATCTGCAACATCTTCTATATTAGGATTTGCAATTCTAAATTCTCTTGCGTCTTCTATTTCTTCCATGACTGGAGGATTACCCATGGGTCTTGGATCAGTTGGCATATAATCTGGTCCACCACCACGTTGAAAGCCAGTTCTTCCACCATCAGCATGAACAGAAAGATATGGAGATTGTGAACTTAAAGGTCTAGGACCTCTTGGTCCGAACATTATTTTTTCCCATTCTTCCTGACTCATTCCTGGTGGTCTAACTAATTTACCACCTTGATAACCAGCTCTTCCACCTTGAGCCATACCTGATACAGCTTGTTGTTTAAATTGTTCTATTGACACTGGCTCACGTTCCAGTTCTTGCATTTCAACAACATACTTATCATATTCATCTTGTAGCACAGGATCAGCAGAAGCCATTCTCATTTCTCCAGAAGCTCTTTGCATTAATTGTTCAACATCGATTCCTTTTGCTGTAAGAGTTCTTATTAACCCTTGTAATTCTATTTTTTCTTCTTCTGATAAAGGTATATCTTCTCTCACTTTTTCAAGAAGTTCTAAGACACGATTGTATTCTCCACCTGCCACTTGCTGTGGAGATTTAGGTCCTTCATTACCTGAATAAGTAATGTCTCCTGCACCTGCGTCTAATGATGATATTCCTGTTCTATCTATAGCCATAATTTTTTATGTTAATTTATTAAGAGCAGGAATTTCACCTGGGTTTATAATAATACTTGTTTTTTACAAGTAAATCAAGCCTATGATGTAACGATCCTAGGTTTAATTTCGAGCGCAGACAATACGACATGTAGTCTATTAGCCGTTGCTGCGGTTACTTTTATCACTTCACTTTCCTTAGCCACTAAAGGCGCTGAAAGTAGTTCTGATGTTGCATTAGCAGATATTGCCTTAGTCTTAAAAAGACTAAAAACAGCATCATCTGTGTCAGTTATAGTCACTGTTATAGTATCAGCATTACCTGAATCCTCAGATATAAGTATTGACTTTATAACAGCGGTTGTAGCCGATGGAACAGTATATAATGTAGTAGCACTATTGCTTGTTAAATCAGCTTTTTTGTTTACAAATGTATTAGCCATTATGCCATAAAGAAAGCTTCCGCTTCCGCCTCTTCTTTTAAATCTTGTTGATAAGATGTGTTTAATTTTTGTACTATACTATCAACGTCCCTAACAAATGATTGTTGAATCTGTTGATCGTATTTCTCTAGTGGTTGTGTTAATGATTGTACTATTCTAGCCATTATTGAAATATACTCCTTGGATCAACTTGATATTGATTTACTAATTGATTCATCTGTGTCAAAGTATTCATACCTCTTTCATTCAAAGCTCCTTTATCCGCGTACCCTTGTAGTATCTCCATTTTTCTTTTCATCTCATTTATTTGAGCTGTTTGTTGATCTGTTGGTTTAAATTTTTGTATACTTGCTTGCATAACATTTTTTTCTGCGCCTCTATCATCTATAGGTTCAGTAGGTTTTCTTTTATAAGGAAGATTATATCCTTTGCTAGTAAATGGATTTTTAAAACCAAATAAAGATGCAAGACCTAAAACAGGATTAACCCAACCTAATCCCATTTTACTAAGTGCATAGTTTGTTGCCATTTTTTTAGGATCAAACATTTTTCCTTGGCCTATATAATTACCCATGACACCTGTTTTAGTATCTGGCATAAACCTTTTAGCTCTACTTAAAAGACTTTTTTCTAAACCTGTTTCTGGCATTATATTTCTTAATCCAAAATCAATTAAATTTTGTCTACGAGTATCAGTTGTAGGTGCTTTTTGTGTTAATCCTTTTTCAACCGCACTTTGAATTTCATTAAAATCATATCCTTTGGCAGACATGTCTTTTATTAAATCCCAGTCTTGTTTTTTCTCCCAGTCTTCAATTGCTAATTTATCTTCTATACTCCGTTCACCTTCTGGTACTTCAAAGGGATCTTTTCCAGGTTTTTCAAAATATCGTTCTGGATCTTCTCTTGGATCAAAACCTTTAACTCCTCTCATATCTAAAGGAACTTTAACTCCTCCAACCATTTCGTAAGCTTCTTCTCCTGTGTCTATTCCATGATGATGAACTGGTGGTGTATATGTTTTTTTAGGTTCAGTATCAAAAAATCCTTGCTCTTTAGCCACTGGATCTTTTCTTTGTGCATCAAGATTTGCTTGTTTTTCTTGTTGAATTCTAGATCTTTCATTAGCTTCTCTAGCAGCTCTTTCTCTAGCAGCTGCGCCTGGATCCCAGCCGCCGCCTCCGCCGCCTCCGCCGCCGTGAGGACTGCCTCCGCCGCTACCAGAACTACTACTTTTTTGACCGCCACCACCATACATTGCTGCAAAATATCCTGGTCTTGAGCCGTCTTTAGAAGGTTTAACTTTACTAAAACCTATATCATTGTAATATTGTCTTGCACTTTTATCTATCATTATCTTCTACCATCTGGTTGTATGTCTAATCTAAATGTTCCAAGTTTCCAGTGTTGTCCAGTGCTTGTATTATCTACTTTTAAAGCTATTGCTCTAGCTCTAGCCCTTGTGTCTATTTTAGTTGTACTTGTAGTTGTATCAAAAGGACCTAATGAAGAACTAGCTTCTGAATCTGTTGGATAATTTTTTAATAATAATGTAACTCTTGCATCTCCTGTTTGAGTTAAAAAATCTGGAAGCACTCTTCTAATTTTCATCATGTGTTCACCATCTCCTCTAAGATCTGCTCCTCCACCCTGTACTGCTGCTATGTCAAAATCACCTGATTGTATACTTGCAGCAATAGCTGAAGAGGAACCATCTTTGATAGAATTAACTCCTGTTTCATGTTCATAGTAATATGTAACACCATCAGTATTGCCAACTGTTGAATCACTTGTGCCACTAGACGAGTATTCTGTTGCATGTGGTTTACCAAAAATATGTGAATCTGCCCAAGTGCTTCTTGCAAGTGAACTTGTAGTCCACACAGGTCTTTCTGGTGTTGAATCCATATAATTGTAAGTAACCGATCTATTATTAGATGCAGCGCCACTACCTGGATAAAACCATGTAACTTCACCAAACAAGTTATTTAAACCTGCATAGATATGATTCTTAGGAACTGTGTTAATATCATCATAAACATAGTCCTCAACTAAACATGGTAAAGATTCTAGTTTACCCGTGTATCTAAAGAAACCATTCTCTGACATCCAGTATGCAGAACCATCAACCTCAACGGCTGCATTCTTTCCAACCAATCCACAGTTAGTTCCAACTTGCTGGAATGAGAAAGTAAATGGAGCACCAACGAATCTCATAATAAATAAAGATGTATCGGTCCAAATATAAATTGCATCCCGACCTCTTATAGCTCCCACGATCCGTGTTCCGTCGGCCAGTCTCTGTGTACCAGCGGTATTGGTTGCGGAAGGTGCATAAGAAGTTGTAGCATTAATTGATTCTTGGTCCGACCATCTTATGTACATATCGTCCTGTGTACTAGTTGTACCAATGGTTGTCTCTGTTCCAAAAAATACTAAGTGTCTATCAGGTGTAGATACTAAAGTTTGTATAGCTGCAGTTGGTGCATTGGCAACGATAGTTGCACGAGTTGATGTAGCACCTGTTGCATCTGAATTCCATTCAAAAGTTGCACCATCAACGATAGTTGCAATAAGTTTATTTCCATAATTGTCCAGGGTCCATAGACCAGGAGCTGTTACAATGTCCCCTGTCTGTGAAGCGCCCCATTTCGTATAGTCTGATGCGTCATAAACAGTTGCTCCATCAGAGTGACTAGCAGCTGTCGTATTGTCTGACCCTCTAGTTAATCCTGATAAAGTATCTGTTCCTGTAGTATTTGTTGTATAAGCAATACGTTCATTATCTATTAAAACTGTCCCTGATGCAGGCATACCGCCTGAGTCTGATAAAACTATACTAGTTGAACCTGAAGTTAAAGCTCCATTTAATGTTGCCGTAATTTCTCCAGCAACAGTACCACCCCATAATCCAAGTCCCCAACCAGCAGCTGATTCTTCAACCGCAGGTCCAATAGAATAAAAATGCTGAACTCTTATTCCACCAGAAGTACTAGCTCCTGATCCAGATTCAGCGGATCCCATTTCAATTGTAAGTGTCGTAGCAGTTGGAACTGTTGTTACCATGAAATTGATGTCATCAAAATCACCAGAACTAAAATCAGAATCAGTAATAGCAGTAAAGTTATCTAAACGAATAATATCGTACTTGGAAATATTATGATCAGATGCAAAAGTTAATGTAACAGTTGCATCACTTTGTGTGGTAGTAAATGCATTAGTTAATGTAGTTGTACTTTTAATAGGAGTAATGTCATAAAAAGCTCCTCCAGAATACACATATAAAAATCTGTTTGTGCCAAGGGCTGCATATTTAATACCACTGGCGTTGACGAAATGATGTAGTGCTGTGTTTCTTCCTGTAAGAGTATTATCCCCTAG